CGCACCACTGGCTCAAAGCTAGGTCCGACGCCGGCGCCACCCAGATGATCTACTGCCGCCACGAGGACAACCCCCGGCTGTACGACAGCGGCTGGACCGCCGAGGGCCGTGCCTACATCGCCAAGCTCGACAACCTGACCGGAGTCCGCAAGTCCCGGCTCCGGCACGGCCAGTGGGCCGCCGCCGAGGGCCTGGTCTACGACAGCTTCGACCCCGCCGTCCACTTCCGCAAGCCGATGGGCATGCCGCCTAAGGAGTGGACCCGGTACTGGGCCGTGGACTTCGGTTTCAACAACCCGTTCGTCTGCCAGATGTGGGCTCAGGACCACGACGGCCGCCTCTACCTGTACCGCGAGATCTACTGCACCGGCCGGCTCGTCGAAGACCACGCCCGCCAGCTGCTCGCCCTCGTCAAGCGCGGCGACGGCCACACCCCCGACGTCATGCCGCACGCCATCATCTGCGACCACGACGCCGAGGACAGGGCCACCCTGGAGCGCCACCTGGGCCGCGGCACCACCGCCGCCACCAAGACCGTCTCCGACGGCATCCAGGCCGTCCAGGCCCGCCTCAAGGTACGCCAGGACGGCCAGCCCGGCCTCTACCTGTGCCGCGACGCGCTGGCCGAGCGGGACATGGTGCTATCCGACGCGCACCGCCCCGACTGCACCAACGCGGAGATCCTGGACTACATCTGGGACCCGGCCGCCGCACCCGGTAACACCGGCAAGCGCGAGACCCCGCTCAAGCAGAACGACCACGGCATGGACGCCATGCGGTACCTCGTCGCTTACTTCGACATCAGGGGACAGGTCAGGGTCCGCTTCATCCGGTGACGATTCAACGGGGCATGGCCACCCCGCTGCGCGCAGTCCCCGGAACCGGGCGTCTCTCCCGGGCAGCTGGCTGGCTGCACCGCCTCCGCCGGACCGCCAAGGTCCCGGCCAGCCTCCGCAGCCTCGCTGACTACCCGCTCACCGTCGCCGGGCTCGCCTGCATCGACTGGGGCGTCTGCACCGCCAGCATCACCGCCGGCCTGATCACTGCCGGGCTGTCCCTCATCGGACTCGAATACCTGATCGCGGACGAGGACTAGTGAAGTCGGCCATCCGCAGGGCCCGCAACCTGGCCGGCCCGCCCGTGCCCATGGCACCCTACGGCCGCGGCCGCGGCGTCGTGTTCAACCTCGGCGTAGGCCGCCAGGACCGCGAGACGCTGATGCGGACCTACGGCATGTCCGGCACCGTCTTCTCCATCGTCTCCCTGCTCCAGCAGGCCGCCGCCAGCCCCTCCTGGCACCTGTACAAGAAGCCCCCGAAAGACGGCCGGGTCCGCTACACCACCGGCGACCAGGGCAGCGACCAGCGCATCGAGATCGTCCAGCACGCCGCCATCAAGCTGTGGAACCAGCCCAACGACTTCCATTCCGGCTTCGAGTTCCGCGAAGGCTCCAACCAGCACCTGGAACTGACCGGCGAGACGTTCTGGGTCCTCGACATCGAGACCGCCGGCTTCCCGACCGCCATGTGGTACATCCGCCCCGACCGGATGGAGCCTGTCCCCAGCACGCAGGACTACCTGTCCGGCTGGATCTACACCGGGCCCAACGGCGAGCAGGTCCCGCTCTCCGTCAACGAGGTGATCCTGGAGAAGCTGCCCGACCCGCTCGACTCCTACCGCGGTACCGGCCCGGTCGCGTCCATCCTGCCCAACATCCAGCAGCAGCGGTACGCCACCGACTACCAGCGCAACCTGTTCATCAACGGCTCCGAGCCCGGCGGCGTCATCACCGTCCCGTCCCGGCTGTCCGAGCCCGAGTTCGACGAGCTGACCGACCGCTGGCGCGAGGGCCACCAGGGCGTCGCCCGGGCCGGCCGGGTCGGCGTGCTGGAGAACGGCGCCACCTGGACGCCCAGCGGCCAGACCAACCGCGACCTCGAATACGGCAACCTGCGCCTCGCCAACCGGGACGAGCTGCGCGAGGCCTGGCGCATCCACAAGCACATGCTCGGCACCGTCGATGACGTCAACCGCGCCAACGCCGAGACCGCCGAGGACGTCTTCACCGGCTGGTCCACCATCCCCCGGCTCAACCGCAGGCGGTCCACCCTCAACGACAAGCTGCTGCCCAAGTTCGGCACCACCGGCCAGGGCGCCGAGTTCGACTACGACAACCCCAGCCCCGAGCGCAGCGAAGCAGCCAACCAGGAACTGCTCGTCAAGAGCCAGGCCGCCCAGGCCCTCGTCGCCGCCGGGTACGACCCGTCCGCCGTGCTGGAGACCGTCGGCCTGCCCGACATGGCCATCGCCGAGAAGGCCACCCAGGCCCCCGCGCTGCCGCCCGGCTGGGTCCCCGGCATGCCGCCACCCGCAGACCCCGCCCCCGGAACCGATTCAACGGGGAGCAACGGGCCCGAGCTGGCGAACCTGCTCCGCCGGGTCCTCTCTGACGGATACGTGGCCGCCGAGACCAGGAGGCGCTAGTGAACTACGGTGCGGTGCCGCTGCGGTCCACCCGCCGGCTGGCCAACCTGGCAGGCGGGAAGTCCGGGCTGCTGCCCTGGTACCGCATCGCCAACTCCGCCGCCGGGCTGCCGACCCAGGTCTCCATCTACGACGAGATCGGCATCTACGGCGTGCCCGCCGGCGAGTTCATGGCCGACCTGGCCGGGGTCAACGGCGACATCGAGCTGCACATCAACAGCCCCGGCGGCGACGTCCACGGCGGCATCGCCATCTACAACCAGCTCAAGCAGCGCGCCGGGCAGGTCCACGTCATCATCGACGGCCTCGCCGCCTCCGCGGCCAGCTTCGTCGCCCAGGCCGCCAGCCCCGGCCGGCTGGAGATCGCCCCGCACGCCCAGATGATGATCCACAACGGCTTCTCCATGGGCATCGGCGACGCGGCCGACATGCGCAAGCTGGCCGACCTGCTGGACACCCTCACCGGCGAGATCGCCGCCATCTACGCCGAGCGGACCGGCAAGCCGCAGTCCTACTGGCTGGCCCAGATGGCCGCCGAGACCTGGTACACCGACAAGCAGGCCGTAGCCGACCGGCTGGCCGACAAGATCCACGGCACCGACGACGAGCCGTCCGGCAGCTGGGACCTGTCAGTGTTCAGCCGGTACTCCGCCAGCGGGAGCGGGGGCAACGGGGGCTGGGTCCGGCGGGATGGCAAGTGGGTCTTCGACCCCGACGGGGACGGCGACGATGACGCCACCCCGTCCGGTGATGCCGACCACGACTACTGGTCCGCCGACGGCACCCAGCTCAAGGCCATCCCGCCGGACCCAGACGGCAAGCAGGGCAAGCCGCTGCCCGGCAACACCGCGCCCCAGCCGGTCCTCAACGCGGACACCAGCGCCTGGGACGGCAGCAGGGCCATGGCCAACGGCGCCGCCTCCGACGACCCCGCCAAGTTCTACGCGGGCATCTGCGCCGGGCGCAAGGCAGGCGACCCGGACAAGCAGGGCAGCTGGGCGCTGCCCTACAAGTACCACCCCGGCGACGCGCCCAACGCGGCCGGGGTCAAGGCCGCGCTCAGCCGGATCAGCCAGACCGACGGCCTGACCAACAAGGCCGAGGCGCAGGCACTGCTGGAGCGCCTGATGAAGCAGGTCAGCCCGGATCACGAGCCGGACAACTCGATCGACCCGGGCCTGCTGGCCTCGGTGTTCGCACTAGCCCTTTCGGAAGGGGGCCCCAGGTGACGAAGTTGAAGGTCCCCGGAGACAGCACGGGACTGCAGGAACTCCTCAGCGACCCGGCCCGGCTCAAGGAGTACTTCTCCGCCGCCGCCGTGCAGGACGGCACCACCAAGGAGTTCCTGGACGCGTACTCCAAGCAGTACGTCAAGAACAACCCCGACACCGTGGACGACCTGCGCACCCAGGTGCAGTCGGTCATGTTCGACATGATGCGCGACAACGGCGGCGGCCGCCGCCCGGTCACCGACCCCCGGCACATGCTCAACTTCTCCGACGGCCGCCCCCAGCTGCGGCTCGGCGCCGGCGGCACCGCGGCCATCGCCCGCGGCCGCGGCACCGTCTACAACAAGTACTCCGCCGGCGCGGCCCTGGAGAAGCAGATCCCCGACGCTGACCGGTTCGACACCATCGGCGAGTACTGCCAGGCCATCCGCTACCGGAACACCGCCCTGACCGGCCGCGACCGCGACGAGCTGGTCCGCAAGCTGGACCTGGTGAGCGGCTTCCAGAACAGCTTCGGCTCCGAGGACCCCGGCGCCGGCGGCTACCTCATCCCCGAGATCATGCGCTCGGAGCTGCTGCAGCTGGCCCTGGAAGACTCCGTGGTCCGCTCCCGGGCAACCGTCATCCCGATGAGCACCGCCAAGGTGCCCATCCCGACCGTGGACGACACCAGCCACGTCAGCTCGCTGTTCGGCGGGGTCATCTTCTACTGGGCCGAGGAGTCCTCGTCCATCCCCGAGTCGCAGGCCACCTTCGGCAAGGTCAGCCTCGACGCCAAGAAGCTGGCCGGCCTGTTCAAGGTCCCGAACGAGCTGCTGGCCGACGCGCCGGCCTTCTCCGCGTTCTTCGACACGAGCGTCCCCCGCGCGCTGGCCTTCCAGGAAGACCTGTCGTTCATGACCGGCACCGGCGTCGGCCAGCCCCTCGGCTACATCAACTGCCCGGCCTCGGTGCAGGTAGCCAAGCAGTCCGGCCAGGCGACCGGCACCATCCTGTGGGAG